CGTGGCGGACGTGGATGGAGATAGGGCTTGGTCACATGAGGATTTCGCCAAGTGAATTTTGGCGCTATAGCCTCCGGGAGTGGTTGGCAGCACTTGAAGGTTATAGGGTCAAAATGGGCGGAGATGAAGCGCCGGAGACTTTCACCAAGGATGAGCTCGCCAGCTTGATGGAGGAATATCCCGATGATCGGCACACTACTTGAGAAATTATTTGTAACAGTAGGAGCCGATCTCTCCGGCCTCACCACTGAAATGGACCGCGCCACCGCCGAAGTTGGCCGGGCATCAAAACAGGTGCAGACCCATTTTGAGGGCATGGGCAAAAAAATCCAGAATGTCGGCAAGACAATGATGAAATCAGGCGCGGTGATGACAGCCACAATCACCGCGCCGCTCATCGCGTTTGGGAAAAAGGCGGCGGATGCAGCCATTGAAAGCCGCGAGGCGGCCGCTCAAGTGGAAAGCGCGCTCAAGTCAATGGGGCCGGTTGCCGGGCGGACAGCGGATCAACTTTCCGAGCTCGCGGCCAATCTGCAAAAAACCTCCTCTTTTGATGATGACGAAATTCTCAAAAAAGTAACCGCCAACATGCTCACTTTCGGCAATGTCACCGGCAAGGTTTTTGATGAAGCCCAACAGATGGCCGTGGACCTATCCGCGCGCCTTGGCCAAGACTTGCAATCGTCCACTATCATGCTTGGAAAGGCACTCAATGATCCCGTCAAGGGGTTGACGGCCCTCTCCCGCGTTGGAGTTTCATTCACCAAAGAGCAGGAAACCATGATCAAGGCCATGGCCAAGGCGGGAGATGTTGCCGGTGCCCAAGGCTTGATGCTGGAGGAGCTCAAAAAGCAATATGGCGGAGCCGCTCAAGCCGCGCGTGATGCAGCTCCAGGATCGGACACCGTTGACGCTTGGCGGGAGTTTGAGGAAACAATCGGCGAGCTGATCCTCAATGTTTTGCCGGTTATAACCGATATGATGACAGTGATGCTCAACGCTTTTAATGCCATGGGGCCGGAGATGACGGCCATAGTCGTGGGAGCGGTTGCTCTCCTTGCCGCTCTTGGCCCGATCATCACCGTGGTTGGAGCGGTTGTCACGGCCGTTGGTTTCCTCACTCCGCTTCTTGCCGGGTTAGTGCCGATCATTGCCGCCGTGGGAGCTGGATTGATGACGCTCCTCCTCTCTCCTCTTGGCCTGATAGTGATTGCCGTGGCCGCCGTTGTGGCCGCTTGGTATTATTGGGATGAGATCGTGGCCGTGGTGCAGAAAGTCGGCAAAGTGATCTCCGCTTGGTATAGCGAAAACGTGAAACCCACAGTGGATGCGGCGCTTGGTGCCATCGGGCCATTGGTGGAGTTTTTCAAAAATGTCTTTGGAAAGCAGATTGAGAGCACCATCAAATTTATCTCCGCCTTGCTCAAGGGAGATTTTGCCGGAGCATGGGCGGCCGCAAAGGAGATGGTCACGCGGGTGATTGGAGTGATCATCACGGCGGCATCATCGCTTGGCTCCTCCGTGATCAAGTCGGTGGCCGCGCTTTACAATGGCGTCAAAAGCTATTTGATGGACAAGCTTGGCGCGGTTTTTGGCTGGCTCAAGGGCAAGCTGGAGGCGGTGGGCGGCTATTTCTATGATCTCTATGACAAGGTTGTGGGCCATAGCTACATCCCGGACATGGTGAGCGGCATCGGTGATGAGATGGCGAAGCTCGAAAGGTTGATGGTTCAACCCGCAAAGAAAGCCGCCGGTGCCGCGAAGGCCGCTTTTCGCGATCTTGCCGATGATGCGAAATCAATCTTTGATGATCTGTTTCCAGACGTGGCGGAGCTCCGCGAGATTGAGCGGCAAATGTCCGTTATCGGAAAGTCACTCAAGGCCAAGCAGATAACGCCAGAGGCGGCCGGCTCCGCAACCGCTGTCTTGGAGCAACGAATGGCCGATCTCCGCACGAGGATGAGCGGCCCCGGCGAAAACGTCAAAAACCTTGTTGCCAGCCTGTTGCCGGATGAGGCAGCGATTAAGCAAATCCGTGATGATATGGCCACGCTCGATGCAGCGATTGACGCGGGCAAGGGCAATCTTGATGAGATCAAAAAGGCGCGCGCCGCTCTTGATGTGGAGATGGAGAAGGCCACAAAATGGCCGCTCACCGATGAGCTCAAATCTCTCACGGAGCAACTTTTCCCGCTGGAGACAGAGATCACCAACCTTGCGGCTGACATGCTCTTGCTCAATCAGGCGCTCGCCGCTGGAGAGATTGATCCGCTGCGATATGAGCAAGCCAAGGAGGCTTTGGATGGTGCCATGGACAAGGCGGAGGAGGCGCTTGAGCGCGCCGCCATTGTCGGCTCCAAATATGGCGAATTGTTTTTGGAGCTCGAAAACTTTGGACATGAGATTGGCAATTCAATCATGAGCGGGCTCCGCTCTTTCCTCACCGGCAAGGCCACGATTGGCGAAGTGCTACGCGATGGCCTCTCCAGAATTTTGGACAGCGCGGTTAGTGCGGCGCTGCGGAATTTGGAAACAAGCATGTTTGGCAAGGAGGGATTGAGCGGCTTTCTCGGAAACCTCTTTGGCAACATCGCCAAAAGCTCCGCCGGGCGTGCGGTTGGCGGCCCGGCGATCCCCGGCCGCGCCTATGACGTTGGCATGGGAGAAAAGTTTGTGCCATCAACCCATGGGCGCATCCTCTCGCGCAATGATGCGATGAACGCGCTTGGAGGGCAAGGTGGAGCTCCACGCCAAGGCGATGTGCATATTCACATTTCCGGACAAATGAGCGATAAGGACGCGCGGCGGACAGGCCTCCAAGCCGGACGCACCGCCCGCGTTGAATTGGCGAAAAATGCAAGGGTGCAACCATCATGAGTTTTATTGATCACAGATTGCCCGGCTCCGTTGAGCGTGGAGCCACTCGCTTGGATGAGGAGGAGATTGAGATTGTCACCACGGATGGCCGGTGGGAGGTGCGGAACGCGCGGCACGCTCAAAGCCTTTTGGAGTTCACAATCTCTTTCACCGATGGAAAGCTCAAAACCGATCCGGTTATTCAGGCTGTGCGGCATCTTTTCAAGGTCGCGCGCGGATCGCTCCACTCTTTCCGCTTCAAGGATTGGACAGAATATCAGCTAGAGAATGAGCTGATCGGCACCGGCGATGGATCAACCACGACTTTCCAGCTTAAGAGGAGTTGGACGCTTGACGGCGAAACGGCGGAGAAAATCATCACCCGCCCTTGTCTTGCTCCAGCTCCGATCATCACAAAAAATGGCGTGGTGCAAACCTCCGGCTATTCCATCAACTATGACACTGGCGTGGTGACGTTTTCCAGTGCTCCAGCAAACGGCCATGCGATCCTTGCAACTCTGGAATATGATGTTCCGGTGAGGTTCGATGTTGCGCTTGCTTCCACCATGGCCCAATTCACGGCGGAGAGGCTTGATAGCGTGGTGCTTGTGGAGGTCCGAGAATGAGCCGCACCCTTTCCGCAAATATGCAAACCCATCTATCCGGCCGCGCTCACAAGCGTTGCCGGATGCTCCGTTTAGACCTTTCGGACGGCACCGCCCTTGGCTTCACTGATCACGATTTTACCATCAACCATGATCTTGGTGATGGCGCCATTGATTACTCTCCAGCAACCGGAATGTTTAGCAGCGATGTTGCTCTCCGCGAAGGTTTTGACGCGGACAATTTTGAAACGAGCGGCCCGCTAGAAACCCTAGTCTCTCGCGTGGCGGTGCTTGGCGGCCGTTTCAATCGCGCCCGCGCCCGGCTTTTTGAGGTAAACTGGAGCGCCCTTGCCGATGGCGAAATTCGGCAACTTGAGGGGAATATTGCAGAGGCCCGGCTTGAGGCGGGAAAATTTGTCTTTTCCATCCGGAGCAACCTTGACCGATACAATCAAGTCATTGGCCGTCTGATCACAAATATTTGCTCCGCCGATCATGGAGACGCCTTGTGCGGCCGCACGGTTGAGACAGAGGCCGCCACCGTGAGCGCCGTCACGGATGCAATGAGATTTACAGTGACTTTTGCAGGGTCTTATGCTGACGACTATTTCAACCTTGGCAAAGCGGTGTTTACCGGCGGAGACTTGGCCGGGATCATGCCGGTGCACATTTTCGATTGGACGGCGGGCGGCGCGATCACTCTCTTGGAGCCGCTTCCCACAGTGCCGGAGATTTCGGACACCCTCACCCTCCACCGTGGATGCCCGCGAACGCGGCAAGGGTGCATGGACCGCGACAACATAGCACAAGCGCGAGCTTTCTTTGAGGTTCCCGGCACTGAAAACGCGCTCAAGGTGCCAGTGCCCGGCGCGGGCGGTGCGTGATCTGATTATTGCGGAGGCA